GTCTTTCTGGCGGCTGTCTGAGTACACAATCCCCCCAGTCAGAGTGTTGCCGGCGGCTACGCAGTCATGCGCACCGATGAACCGGAGGGCGTATTGCTCTCCATCTGTTGAGCGCAAGACGTTGCCAGAGATAGTCGCGTCCTTTGCCGCCCAATTGCCGTTGAACCCGCCAGCAGGGCCTGTTCCGCCGTGACCCCCTACCTCTACTCCCTTGCGTGCCGTGACGCTGTTCCCGATAAATTCAAAGCCGACTCCGCCACCCTTGAAAACCATGCCCATATGGGGGTCGGTGATAATGTTACTTTTCACGACGACATTGTTAGACTTGTTGCTGTCAATACCGCTTTCGCGGGCGTCACGTGACGCATATTGGCCGTCAATCTCGTTGCCCTCGATTAAAGCGCCGTTAACTTCGGACATCTTAATCGCGTCACCGCCGCGTCGCAGAAGTCGGCAGTTTCGGATGGTGATGTTTTGAGGGCTGGTGCTCTTTTTAGGCTCGCCGTGAAAATGGATGCACTGGCGAGTGTCATCCGAAGGGCCGTTGATCTTGAACCCGTCTATCACGAGGTTTCGGGTGGAGAAGCCGTGGATTGGGTCATCGCCGTTATCCTTGGCGTTCAGCGTGGCTCCGTGCGGGTTTTCAGCCCGTAGGACCAGAGGGTCGCCCTGTTCCCCGTTGTGTGCCGCCACGTTACCGTGCAGCCGTAGGTTCACGTCATAATCGCCATCCGCGAATACGAACGAGACACCTGCCCCGCCGTTTGCGTCGATGATAGCCATGACGTCGTCGTCAGGTGTTATGCTGATTACCGTGGTAGAATTGTCCATGTCGGACTCCTAGTTCATATGAATGCAGCGGGCCGTTTAGGCGTCACGAATAGTGATGCTTATCGCGTCGAGCGTGAACGTGTTTCCGTTGGTAAGCGCTTGCGTCGCACTCAACGCACCGGACGCAACCAACAGTGAAGACCCGTCGTGTAGCGCCCAATGGGACGCCGTGCCTGTTGCCGTGACAGCGCCGTCAGTGATTGCCGGGACGGTAACGCGCCGTCCGTCTGTCGCGCCCGCCGCTGTTACGCCAGTGTTTACCGTCTTGTTGCCAAGAGCCACGCCAGCAATTGCGGCATAGTTGGCCGGTTCGCTTGAGCACACTTCCAGCCGGGTTCCGTTGGTGTCCGCCCAGTCTAGGCCCTGGTCACGTACTTCGTCGTTAATGTATGCCATATCCGTAGTCCTGTGTTGGTCTGGGGTCGGTATCGCCCAGCGTTGGATTGCTGCGAGGTTATCATACCCCGCACGTTTCGTCTATGCGCCTATACGAGCCGCACGATCGCGGCTGTGGTCGATGCGGTCGGGAACGACACCACAAAATCTTTAGCCGTGACCGTCTTGTCAGTACCGAAGTCAAGCACCGCTACAGCCGGGTCGCCCGCGACCGAGTCATTGTATATCAAGGCACCGCGCGCCGTTATGGTCGCTGTAGCCCACGTCACGTCTGCGAAGTCCACGTACACTGTTGTATCGCTTACACTCACCGCACTGCCCGTGACTGTAAGCGCCGCGCCGCCCGCCGTATACGCCGTGCCCACAACCTCGCCGGTCGCTGTATACGCAGTTGTGGCCGAGTTTAGCGACGCGGCGCTCGTATATAGAGCGATCTTGAACGTATGCGACGTGAAGTCGTGAACCGCCTCGAGAACTTCTTTCTTGAACGACGTGCATAGTGCTTGTGTGATTGACATACGTCAGCTCCAGTTATGCGGTGAGTTCACCGTCTTTGTAATTGTCACGGCCTAACCGCAGTCCTACGACACCTAGCGCCGCTAGGCCTTCATTATACTGGTCCCGATAACCCTGCATGATGTCGGCGTCGCCTTTCATGAACGTATACGCCTCAATTAGAGTGCCGTACAGCAGGGCGGTTTCTGCGTTCTCGCCGAACCACGATGTCTCTGAGTCCACGATAGACGGCGGGTCGTAGTAGTAATGGAGCTCGACCACGTAGTTCGCATCCGGCGTAGGCCCGAGGATGAAGTGGCCCGCAGTGTCGGGCGTGACGCGGTCCCCGTCGAACTGACCGTAAAACAACGGTAGCCCTGCGGTCGTCGGGTCCGGATATGCCTCGCGGATGAAGTTCACGTCCTTGTCGTACAGGAACGAATACTGCCCTGCAGCGTCAACGACCGACAGCGACGACACTGCAATGAAATCTGTCGGGCGGGTGAGGTAGACGTCCCCCGACGTTACTGCACTCGTAGAGTTCTTGCGGAGCTCCGGGATGCGCACCTGCGGATTGCGCGTGATGCGCTCCTCCGCTTGACGTATAAACGTAGGGATAGTCGCGACGAACGTCGTTTCCTGGTTCTCTGTGTACGACTGCACTGCGGCGGTTAGCTCGGTGTAATTCATGTCTACGCTCCCAATATGACTGCAACGGTTCCGAGGGACGCCGTTATGTACTGCGCGGCGTTCCACACAGGCTTCCACCCGTACAGCCCGTCGCCGCGGTCCACGTCGGGCCTCGGGTTCGTGAGCGATGTATTGTCCGTGTAGTCTACGGTCCCTGTGAAGTTCTGCGGGTGGTCCCCGTCGGCCACGTCTTTTCCGACGCGCATCCCGGTCGGGGTCCCGTTGACGTATTCCGGCACCAAGTCCGCTAGCTTGTACCGGAACCCGGTCCGGTCACATATACCGAAGGCGTGTTTGCCGCTGGCCATGTTATCCCCCCGGCCGGAAGAATGACGACGCGCGTTCGCGGTCCTCACCGGCGGCCATGTTAAATTGTTCATCGTACGCTTGTTTCAGCAGCAGGGCGCGGTCTGCGCCCTTTGGCTTTTTCACTGCGATCATGTACGCGAGTCCCGCAACCAGCGCAGGGACGAAACGTGGGGGTACCGAGGTGACTGCGCCGCCGATGCCCGACGACATTCCGTCGATGCCCTTGAGCCTAAAGTATGACAGCGTGTACGCCTCCGCCGCGTCAGGGATAGGCCATACCGTCACCGTGACCTCTGTAGCGAGGCGCTGCATGAATACTTGAGATGGTCGCGCCGCCATGTTCTTGGATGACTGACGCGCATACGTGGACACGCTGACCCGCTCCAGCGTGGTGTCGCGCTGCGAGGTTCCGGTGCCCGTACGTACACTGTGCTCCAAGAGGTCGATCGTGTCGGCTGGCATGCTGTACGTCGCCGTGCCCGCGACCAGTGGGATCGTTCCCGCCTCGATCGTAAACAGGTTCAGCCCACGGTTCTGCCATTCCAGCGTGAGCAGGTTCAGGCTGCGCCGTGCAGTCTTGAGGTCGTACCCAGAGCGCATCTCTACGCCGGCGCGTTCAAAGGCCTCCTCGAACAACTCCGCCATTACAGGTACTACAGTGGCCATTAGTATCTCTCCTATTTACGTGCGCATACTACGCTACGTGCAGCCCTCGTCAACTGCGCGCACAACCGCTGTTCCAGACCGGCCCAGCTCATCCCGCGTGTCAGGGCTCTGGAGCTCGTCTGCTAGTCGGTCGATCGCCTGCCGGAACTCGGGCCCGCAGAACGCGGCGTCACTTGCGTTTGTGCAGCTCGCCACGCCAATCATAGCCGTCAGCATCAGCGTCGCGGATAGCACCGTCGATACGCGAGACCGTGGCCCGCCTGATCTTTTCGTTTTTAACGTCAATTTTCTTCTCCCGTTTATGTCCGCCGAACCAGTACAGGAACGCACCTAGCCCGATAGCGAAGACGCCTCCGATGAGTTCCCCGATCATGTGACCACCACGTAAATCAGCGCGGCGATGGCGGCTAGAAGCAGGATAACTGAGCCCCAATCAATCATCATGACTGTCTCCCCATCGGTGTGGTTGTCTGCTTGCGCAGGTACATGTTGCCTACGTTGACAACTACCGTGGCTGCGAAGCCCGCGATCGCCGCTTGGGCGTCCGTGAGTGGCAAGTCGCCGACGTACTGCAGCAGCGCGCCGGCTGACATAACGATTATAGACAGCGCATTAAACGCAAGTGTCCTGTAACCCTTCATTTCGTACCCTTTCTGAATGCGGCGAGGATGCCGTTGATGATCGCCATGATCCATGACGCGTCTGGCGGCGCGGGCGCCGCCGCTCGCGGAACTGGTGCCACAGTGCGCTCGTACGGCTTAGGTTCGTACCCCGCTTCCTCGAGCGCTTTTTCGAACGCCCGCGCGTATCCCGCGTATTTCTTCGCTGCGAACGTCCCGTTCCACACGCGCCGTGCGCTTTCGTAATCGCGGTGATCGCCGTAGACGTACTCTCGCAGCTCTTTGCCTGTGGCCCAGCCCTCTAGCATCGGCCGGACCAGACCCTTGATAGCGAGGTCGAAGTCATCAAGCAGGGCGGGGTTAGCCAGCAGGTCTACGCGCAGGTTGTCGCCCCACTTCTTGGCGTTGTGCCGGCCGGTTATCTGGCCG